AGCCCGGCGCCCCGCCGTTAACGTATGCTGTGCCGGAATGCGCGCCAATTCTAACCTTGTATGTTCGCGCGGTCAAACTGGCGTTTGAAATTTCCGTTTCTAGGAACATCAAAAAAGCGTCGCTGCTAGAGGCTTTTGTATGCCAACCCGACGAAATTGCATTCGCGGTACTGTCCACGAATAACGCAACTACCATATGCGCGACCGCCGAGCCTGTAACCGGCACGCTAATGCGAATCGCCAGAGTCGAGCTTGCCGACTTCGGCGTAATCGCGGCGCTCATAATTTGCTCGCCTTCGGTGATTTGCGGGATTGACGTGTCAATCGGAATCGTCGTCGTGTGCGAACTCTTCGTCGTGTAATAATCGGTAACGCGCTGCAACGCACCGCCACCGGCGGTGGTCATGGTCGTGGCGTCGTTGAAGACGATGCCCGCCGATGTGATCTTCGTTGTCATCGTTTACTCTCCTTCAGTTTCCAACGCGGACCGTCAGCTCCTTATATCGAAGCCGCTTTCCAGTAGCGGATGCAAGTAGCATATTTGCCCGCTCGCCTTCACCGGAACCAATGCGGTTCGTTGGTCATAACCCCTTATAGCAAACGCCTGAATCGCGCGCAAGAGAAATCGGGTCACACATGTATATAAATACCCCTGTAGGATTAATTTTACAGGGGTATTTATACGAGTTATTCAGAGAATTGTCTAAATCACATCAGGTTGTTGATCGCCATGAACCTATAATAGATATTCTTCTTCGAGAAGGCAACTGCGCCGTCTGCTGCTGTTGTTGCGAATGGGTTTGCAACTACGCCATATCGGGTTTTGAAGCCGATCTTAGGCTGAAAGTTGTTCTCACCAACCGCACGAACCATCTGTAGAGGTACGTATGGGCAGTAGAATAGGCCAGCATCGAATGGGTTAGTACCCTTGTATCCGATTGTAGCATACTGGCTACCTGAAGCACTTGCGAAGTAAGGATCAATGTAGACCTTAATGCGTCCGTTAAGAACACCAACGAAAGTGTTGCCTGTATCATCAACGTTAAGATTTGCACTGAGTGCAGGGGTGTAATCTAGAACACCTGCCATCTGAAGAGCCGAAGCAACATCAGAAGAACAAATCATTACGTTACCCTTACCGCGACGTGTTGACTTCGCAATCTGGTTACATTCACGCTCGATCTGGAAGATCAGACCCTTGAAGCGTTCAACCGACCAACGACCGTTTGCATCAACATCAAGATCGAAAGTACCAGCCGATACAACGTTCTCCTGAGCACCCGGAGTTGCAGTGTAGTTGATTGTACGAACAATTTCACGGTTAATTTCAGCAAGAATTTCCGCCGAAAGGATGTTGGCAAGTTCGCCTTCAGCATCCAGACCGTGGATTGCCTTAAGGTCTTGTGCCAGTTCCATCGTGTACTCAGCCTTTAGAGCACGACTAACTGCTGTAACGGTTACTTTCTCAACACTGAAAGCCATTTCTTGGAATGCGTTCGCAGAACCATCTCCAAGTGCTTCAGACTGAGCTGTAGTCATACCAGTTTCGAAGTTATAGCCCGAACCAGATGCACGTGCGGTTGGATCATTACCAGCCTGTCCAGTACCAGCAGAGGCATCAGTTGCCTGAATAGATGCTGTGTTACCAGCAGCAGATGCTGAGAACGAAGTGTTTGCTTCGTTATAAAGTGCTTCTGCACCAGCCTGATTACTGTAACGTGGACGAATAGCAAAGATCAGTCCAGTTGGACCAGTCATAGGCTGTACACCACATAGATCATAAGCAATCAGGTTAGGCATTGAACGACGAACCAGTGAAATCAGTACTGGATCGAAGTTATCAACGGAAGAACCCGTTGCGTTACTAGGAGCAGCTTCGCCAAGTAGTGAAGGGCCACCCATTCCACCTGAAGACTGACTTGCATCAACCTCAGTATTCTCTAGAAGAGTAGCAATAACGCCACGACGATAGGTATCCTGAATTGGATTAGCCTCTGCGTGGTCTAGTACTGGTGCCCACTTCTCTAGAAGTTCTTCACGAACATATGACATTTAAAGTCTCCTTGTTATTCGTTACACATTATTCATTGTGTATTGTTTGTTTGTGTTCTGTACTTATATTTATAATATTAAGATTTCGAGGTACGACTAATGGCCTTTGTATATCGATCCATTGGTCCTACTGTTTCAAACTCTTCATCCAAGTTCTCAAGCTCAACTTCTTCGCTCAACATGCCCGGAGTGTCGTCATCACCAAAACCACCACCGAAATATGTTTCCTTAACAACCGAAAGCCTTTTTGCAAAAGACTTCGCATCAGTGAATTCGACACCTTCAGCCAGTGACTTAAACTTCTCTGCCTGAACCATCGTTAGGTCATCAGCTAGACTTTCAAAAACATCCTGCTTATTGTGCTCTTTAAGAGACTGTGTAAGTCTAATGTTTGTGTTTGTCTGCTCATTAAGATCAGTCTCAAGTTCTTCTACACGAGCAACAAGCTCTTCTAGAACGTCTTCTTTACCCTCTGGAATATCTACCCAGTGTTCATTGAAGAGTGAGCGCATTCCACCAAGGAAACTCTCAACCATCTCTGCACGAATTCCGCTCTCAATAGCAAGCTGATTGTCTTCAACCCACTCATTAACAACGTAATCAAGATAAGAACTAAGGTCTTCTTTCGTCTGTTCATCGAGTGAAGATTGAGTAAGCTGAATGTTATTCTCAACCTTCTCTTCAATCTTTGCAATCTGCTCGTTAATACCAGCAACAAGAGCTGCCTTATAAACTGTTGCAGCCTTTTCTTTGAATTCTTCAGAAAGATCATCGTCACCGAAGAGTGCATCGATGTCGCTATCAACATCTAGGTCTTCTGCTGTGACACGAGCAATTGTAGCACCCTCAACCTCTTCAACAACGTCATCGGCATCATCGTCTAGATCACCTTCTAGAATTTCAGCAAGTTGTGGGAAGATGTTTTTGATATTTTCAAGACTCATCTCTTTCATGTTGCTGACAACCGCATTAATGGCACCGACTTTGGTACCGGGTGTCTTGACCTTGGATGAACCCTGATCAGGAGATTTACTGTCTCCCTGCATTTTGTCACCACGGCGCTTTCCAGCTTTCTTGGCTACAGGCTCTGGTACTTCTGATGGATCGCCGAAGGAAGACTTAAACTCAGTTAGGTCTTCCTCTTCTTCGATATTGTCCAGTTCAATCATGTCTTCTTCTGTCACGGATTCATCGTCTAGATCGTGAAGATTTTCTTGCTCACCGGCCATTTTTATCTCCTTAACAAAGCCTGTTCTTATTCAATAATATTTATAAAAAACGAAATCTTAGCCATTCAAATTACGAATATATGCCTTAAATGCGTTTAGTTTCGCCTCTTCCAATTGTGATTTAGAGGCTTTTCTGATCGTTGCTTGTGCTTGATCAATAAATTGTGGAACCCAAGCCCCATTAGACTGAATCCAGTCAACACCTTCCATAATACCTTGTACAAAGGCATCTGGAGCTGAAGGATCAGCTACAATATCTGCTGCTGTTGCCAACATGAAATCACTCTGGACTTCATTAACACCACCAACATTCTTAAGGCTACCAAGACCACGAGATGAAACACCAAGTTTCGCCCCCTCATCCATCAGATTTTGTACAATCTTACCCATTGGGGTATCCATGATTTTGGCTTTACCAATGAAGTTATTTCCTTCTTGCGTAATGCTCTTAATCAAATGTGAAGAACGCTCTAGATTGATAGTTGGTCCTGCTGGATGTCCTAGTTCTCCGTAAGCCCTATTCTGCTTTACGTATGCGTTGTTGTATCTTTCAACTTCAGCCTCAAGAATCCCGGAAGGGTACTTTCTTCCGTTGCGGTTCTTGACTTCCTGTTGCATGAAGATACCTTCGATAAAATAGCTCTTACCACCGCCTGTTTTAGCTTCGGTAACGAACTCAATATTATCTTCTACTACCTCTGTGATTAGCTTCATCGACATTACACTCCAGCTACCTTTCGAACCTTGATTAAAAGATCACCAGCCCCTGTTAGGACGAACTGAAGGTTAGATTGTGGATCACCTCCTGCCTCTAGTCTAAAACCTGATTCCTGAAAATCCATCTGCCCGGAATTACCACGAAGCACAAGGACTGTGTTTGCTCCACGACGAAGGTTCCAGTTATCTGTCCCACCAGCACCGGAATTTAGGGTCCATTTAATTTCCTGAATGTACATTTCTGATACATTTTCGCCTGCTGTATTAGCAGGGTTGGTTCCACCGTTCAGATTGACATAACCAGACGTGTTGGCTTGAACGAGATAATAACTTCTACTCGTTGAATAATCAGCCGACTTCGTTGTATTGTAGATAAATCTCTGAGCCATTAGATAACACCCTTCGCAAAGGCAAGAGCCTTCTTCAAATTAGCAGGGCTTGTTAGAGCATCCTGTCTGAATTCTTTAGCATTTTCCTTTGACATAGTTTTCATAGCTGTGTTAAGAAGAGATGCTTCTGCTGGTGATAGCTTTACAGCCTCATCAAGATCAACACTTTCACGTGTCGTATGCATGACTGAAGAACCCTGCTTAACTGGTGCAATATCACCAGTGCGGTTATCCCCTCTACGTGTTGTTGTCTGTGAAGCAGAGCCATTACCAAACATATCTTTATATGACTTTAGGAAATTCCGTTCACCATCTTCTTCTTGCTCAAGACCAGTGTGAGGACTATGAGCAACCTTGGGAACGAACTGAGCATCTGTTGCAACTGGATGTGGGAGTACTGTAGTCACATGGGCATCAGCAAAATCTTGCTCACCCTTCGAACGTGGCTGTAGCCCCTTAACTTCTGCATCATCATCTGTAGGAGACACATAATCTTCTGCATCTGCCTCAGCAATGAAGGATTTAAACGTCTGAATCGTCATCTACACTTTCTCCTGTCGCATTGTCATCGAACAAAGATGCTGCAACTTCCATTTTAAGGTTTGACACCTGTTGCTCAGCTCTTCCTTGAATTTCAGAAGTGATTGCTGACTTGAAACCAACAGCATCACCTGTTCTGATTGCATGAAGTGCGTTTTCAATATTGTTAGACATGTATCCTCACTTTCGTATATATATTTATAAAAAACCTCTTTTAGGAAGGCTCTTTATCTGACTCTTTTGCCTTTTGTTCTTCTGGTTTTGTTTTAGGCTGTTCTGTATTTGGTTGTTCAGGTGGTGGCATACCGTCTGGAGTGCCTTCCATATCATCACCAAAGTCCTTGGACTCAGCCTCCATCTGCTTCTGCATATCTTTGATATCATCATCAGACATCTTGAGAATGTTTCTCATCGCCCACTCACGAGAGAAATACTTCTGCTCAAATGCGTCTACCTGCTCAAGAAGCTGCAAACGTTCTCTGAAAACTTCGGCATCTTTAAGCTCAGTGAAATGACTGTCTCTTGCAAACTGATACTTTATTTTTTGCCTGATAGCTTTCCACTCTTGACGTGATACAATACCCTTAAGAGCAAGGTGAATTTCAAGTGAGTTATCAAACAAAATGGTGAAACGCATACGAAGACGATCAATGAACTTCTGAAACTTAAGCTCATCACGTGTAATTTCTGTAGCACGACCTAGATTGAATGTGCTATCTGCATCCATACGAGAAACAGGGACATTGAGTGCCTTATAGAGCTTTCTCTTAAAGTATTCCACATCTTCCATCTCACCAAGATTCTGTCCGGGTGGAAGAGTTGTGATCTCTGTACCACGTGAGCCTTCACGCCGTGGAATCCAGAAATCCTCAAGCATAGTCATGAATTTTCGATCATCACGAACCTGACCAGTTTGAGCATCATAGACAATTCTGTTTTTGTGCTTAGCCATCATATCACGAAGATATTGCTCAGCCTTCATCTTTGGAAGGTTGCCAACATCAATATAGAACACACGCCTTTCTGGTGCTCTTGATAGCCGATAGATAACAACGGCATCTTCCAGCATATTGAGCTGATTGAGAGGCTTAATTGCTTTATGGAGATGAGAATGTACCATCGAATTTTTGACATCCATTAACCCCGAATGTGCAAAAATGATTGAGTCAGCCGCGATCTTAATTGCCTGTGATTGAGAAAGCTTCAATCCGGCTGGGTTGAATAGATAGTATTCCTTAGAACCAACTTGAAGAATAGCACCGGTATCACCATCTCTCTTCCTGATAGGTTCTTTGACCTTACGAATTGTTCTTGGATCAATATACCTTAGCTGTTGAATACCCAGCTTTGGGTTTTTAACGTCCACAACAGCGTGATAGTACAACCGTCCATCCACGTACCATTTCTTGAAAATTTCATGTGCGTTGTTATCGAAATCCAACATTGAAAGGATTTCAGCAAACTCTTCCTGAATCTTCTTTTTCAGGGGTTCACCAACATCAACATCCTCAAGATTGATATCAACAATTGGGGAGTTGTCCTCATTGATAATACCTTCATCCACGATATCTTTGATTGCCTCATCGCACTCTGGCTTACTGGCCATTTCACGATATTTGGTAACAAGCAATCCTTCGGATTTAACCTTGCCTTCAAAGTCTACATATGATCCGTAAGAACCACCACTGGCAACCTCAATCGACCCATCTTCGAGATCAGGTTGCACAAAGGATTGAAGATTTTCTTCTTCTGACTTCTTCTTTTCTTGTCCTAGTGTAAATCCAAAAAATTTCATATCGATCCTTTATAGGTTATAGCCTCTCTATAACCTATTTATACGAGTTTTTACGACTAATTTAGAATTAAGCAGTGCCAGCAGTGCCAGTAATACCCCCAGAAACTCTCCAGTAATCGTACTGGAATGTTGCTGTGTAGGTTTCAATTCCTTCTGATTCCCAATCAACTTCGATAGGTGAAATCTCAGATGGAAATAGACCAACAAAATCGTATACACGGACAGGAACACCAGTTTTACTGAACTGTGTTACTTGTGCATTGCTCTTATAAAGAACTGGTGAAGCTGAACCAAGCTCACGTAGGTTTTCTTCATGGGAGCTAATTGCGTTTGACCACTCTTCCATTGCGTTTCTGATTGCGAAATCTTCATCATTGAAGATTGTCACTGTCCAAGGCTCGAATGTGCGATTTCCCGCAAACTTAACCTCACGACCAAAGTAACGAAGTGGAACAACACCAAGAGTTGACCCCGGAATTTGAGCTGCACGAACCATAAATGGAACCTGAATATCAGATGCACCATTCACCGGATTCGTAATGTTAACTTGGAAGAGACTTGGACGTGCTCCACCAAACTTCATTGCTCCTTGAAAAGCGTTAATGTTAAATGCCATTTATGTGTTCCTTCTTGACCTTATTTAGTTAGTTTATCAACAGCAGTAGAAATTCCGCGTCTACGTTTATGGTAAGTTTTGATATCATTCTTATCTATTTCACTAGATCGATGGTTATCTCTAATACCATTAGACACAGCAGGTTTCATTTTTCGCTGCATATTGGTCGCTGCATCACTTCTAGACT